GGCGAATAGAAGCTGCTAATTCTGGTGGTGCAGGAGTGCGGTATTACGCCGGGTCAGCAATGACCGCAGATCTGGAGTCCGACTTCGCGTCAATCCATGCTTCGTATGTTATGAGCCTCTACGCCACAGGAACAACAGGCGGGGAAGAAAAGGGACTAGATTCCTCTGTCAACATCTCAGGATCAGTCGCACGCATAATCGGAAAGTCACTATCAGCTACTGTCAATGCGGCTGGTGCTAGAACTATCACGGCTGGAAAACCAATTACAGCTACGGTCAACACGTCTGGTTCATTGGCTAAGGCGATCTCCAAGTCGATCACCTGTATCGTCAATATCGAAGGAATAGTTGCGCGGACAATATCGAAGGCTATGGCGTCAACTGTAAACATCTCTGGCGCTGTCGGTCGGTCGCTCACATACGCAAAGGCATTAGCGGCGTCCGTCAATGTGTCTGGCACAGTTCAGCGCGGGATAGGAAAGACGATTTCCGCTACGGTAAACATTTCAGGAACTGTAAGACGAGCCATGACTAGAACGCTGTCGGCTGTGGTAAACATCGCAGGTGATGCGAAGAGATCAACAGGCAAGGCTCTATCAACGTCTGTGAATGTATCAAGTTCACTCGCACGTACTGCGGGAAAGAACATCGTCGGCATAGTTAATCTGGTGGGCGACATATCAGAGCGCCATCTTACGAAGGGAATTCAGGCAGTCGTCAATCTGGATGGATCTGTAGGTCGCGGGATCAGCAAGGCTATGGCCACGGCTATCAATATCTCAGGCAAGGTAACTCGTGTTGCTGGCTATCTGTATAGCGGCGGAATCCAGGTAGCGGCTTCAGTTGGGCGCGTTATTCACAAGCATCTCGTGGCGACTGTAAATGCTGTGTCTACAGTTACCAGATTCGCACGAGACATGGCGTGGGAGATGAACAAACCGATAAGGCAGATTCTTGCCAAGGTGCAGATCACTTATACCGATCCGTTTTTCTCAGCAGGGATTTCAGCCGAAGCTACTGAGACGGGGAGATTCACTTACCCTGATCAGACTACCGACAACGTGACAGAAGAGGAGTACAAGTGGTTCTCACTTCACCGTAACACGTTAGACGGAACGTTCCATCCGCTGCCATCGAATCAGGAATACTCAGTTGGATGGTGGAGTGCGACACTGTGCAGCGCGGCTGGCGTGTTTCTTGTCCAGCCTGTTCTGACTATCGAACACGCGGCAAGGGACATATCGAGCCTTCTAGTTGTCGGAGATGACAAGCTGGAAGAATATCCGACGTGGTTTGTTGTCAGGCTATACTCTGAGGGAGACGTGCTGGTTGATACCATAGCGGAGAATGCGAACACGAGCGTGACATGGACGAGTACCGTAGGCGGCCCGTGGTCTGACATCGTGAAACAGACATTGACGATTGTTAGATGGAGTCGCGTTAGTTCCGTCGCTAAGATCTCCCAATTCTTCACCATGCTTGAAGAGACTTATCAAGGTGAAGACGGCGACTTGGTAAGCGTGCATCTGCTTGAAGAGAGAGAGTACACAAATCCGACGATTCCACAGGGGAACATATCGGCTAACGCTCTCACCGTCAGGCTGAACAACATCGACGACATATTCTCGTCTGGTAACTTCAACTCTCGATTGTATAACCTGCTCCTGAACAACCGCGCTATGAAAGCGTGGCTAGGCGTAGACCTCCATTCAGGCGTTCGAGTATGGTTCCCGCTTGGGACGTTCTACTCTCGTGACTGGAATGCGCCTGAGAATGAAGTCTGGGCAGAGGTCAAGGGCTATGACATGCTAGACCGTCTGAAGCAGACTGAGTTCTCTACGTCTGAGGTCTATACAGATGTCACCTTGCATGATCTGGCTATCACCATAATGACGGATGCCGGACTTACGGCTGCTGATTGGGAGATTGACGCGACACTAGACACGGCTGCATACACGATCCCGTACGCTTGGTTCGGAAGGATGTCTCACCGCGAAGCACTTCGCAGAATTGCTGCGGCTGCGCTCGGGCAGGTCTACTGCAACCGTGATGGGAAGGTCGTTCTTGAGGTGTACGTTGCGGAGGCTGCTCAGCCTTACGACTTCGAGTTTGCACAGTCAAACTTCTTTGACATAGATCACCCGTTGGAATGGTCGCAGATGATCAACTCGGTTCAGGCGCGGGCTAATCCTCTTGCTGTGGCTGCATTGCAAGACATCTGCGTCGATGCTGAATCGTTCGCTGTGCCAGGATCTAGTTCTATTACGAAGACTCACTTCTTTGATGTTGCTCCATGTGTTGATGTTGTTGATCCGCTCGTGTTCACTCAAAGCGATGTTCATATCAGCCTGGACTCGATGACGATTTACTCTTGGGGCGTGTCTGCTACCTATTCAAATTCAGACGCAGGAGATGAGAATGTAACGCTCGTCACGATCCAAGGTAAGCCACTAGAGGTGACTGGTGGAAAGATCGTAGAGGCAGAAGACGCGGATAGCATATCGCAGAATGGACGGCAGACGTTGAGCTCTCCTATCACTTCTGAATTCTGGCAGACTGAAACGCAGTCTCAGGCGGTAGCTGATTCTCTGTTGGCATCCTACAAAGATCCACGGCGTGACGTGATCATGAAGGCGCGTGGGAACATCGCCATGCTGCTAGGTGATCGTGTAGTAGCTCCAGACTATCGCGACGAAGTGACGAAGGAATACGCGATCATGCGTCAGGACATCGACTGGGACGGTGGGATGAGAGTAGGAATTACCTGTCAGAATATCCTAGACGGCGAGACGATCTATCAGAAGCATCTCGTGGCGACAATGAATATTGATGGCGGTATCACATCAGCGCCTAACCACCACACTGGCGGCATCAATATCGTAGCAACAGTTGGGCGTGTTATTAGTAAGTCTCTTGTGGCAACGGTGAACACAGGCGGAACGGTAGCGCGATCAGTTGCGAAAGCTCTATGTGGGGATGTTAACACCGGAGGGTTGATAGACAAGATTAAAGTCTATCATAAGGCGTTGTCTGGCTCAGTAGGCGTGTCCGCAACTGCTGGCAGGGCCTATGACGTAACTGCTGGGGCATCTTCAATCGACAGGGCCACTGGACTTGGTGGCAGTTTCACATTTATTAGCAAGGACGAACCCCTATCCGGTGACGGCGCGATTGACACAGTAGACATTTACGTTGATTCTGTTGGCACTGGGGCTGTAGGCTGGAAGGTTGGATTATTTGAGCCCATCACGGGTGATGACTATACGTGCCGTTCGTTTGCATCTCTTGCAGAATTGTCTGTCGGAGCAAATAACATTACTGGTCTGTCTCTATCTGGGTTGGTAGGGGATCTGATTGGTCTGTATATTCCAAGTGGAGTCGGTCAAGTCGAGAGCGATGGAACTGGAGGGCTAGGCATATTGCTCAAGGCTGGCGATCAGACAGAGACAGGGCAGCAAACATACTCGGATGCTGGTTCGACAGCTTACATTATGAGCGTTCACGGCGAAGGAGAATCCGTGTGATAGGAGACAATCATGGCATGGAGAGCACCAAAAGTAGATTGGACATCAGTTGACGGCGTGGCCTATGGCGACCTAAACGAGATTGGGAATAACCTAGACTTCCTGTATGCCCATACGACCGCCACGACTGGCGTGCATGGTGGCGTAGCAATCGCAACGCCCAGCACATTCATGACTCGTGACGCGGCTGGACGTGCGGCGGTTGTCGCTCCTGCTGCTGAGACGGACATAGCTCTCAAGTCGAACGTGACGGCTGAGGCGACGGCTAGGGTGAACGCTGACGCGGCGCAGGACATAACGATTGCTGGCCTCGGCACTGACAAGGTAGACGTGGCGGGTGACACGATGACGGGGAAGCTGATAGGGCATGGCGCTGACACGGATTACACGACGACTATGTTCAGGGGCATCGTCTTGAGAACGACCGTCCCAACGGCTGGGCAGATTCAGAATGGTGAGATAGCTATGGTCTACGAGGTGTAATGTGGCACTCGGAAAATACACAAGCATCGGTGGCGTCATCAAAGAGATCACTGGGGAATACACTCAGATAGGCGGCGTCATCAAAGAGATCACAGTCAACGCGCTTGGGATTGGTGGAGCTATCAAAGAGGTGTCGCTAGGCGATAGGTACTTCTACACGTCTGAATCTGTCAACGATGAACTATACCGAGGCACGTCAGCAGGCGCAGAAGATTGGCACTACGATTTGGCTGATGCGACTATCGTAGCGTGCAACGATCTCGGAGAGTCCTATTGGGGCGTTGGAACAGATGTCGTAAAGCTGAATGCTGATGGTACTCTTGCGTGGTCGTGGTCAAGGTATGGAGTGCTAGTAACTTCGATCTGTGTTGAGAGAAAGGTTGGATATGACTACGTGTACTATGGGCAGATCGACGGCGGTGTTGTTTGCATTGTTGACTCTCCGACTCCCGCAGAAGTATGGGTTGTCAATGTCGATATTACATACACGCCTCCAGTCTACGCGTTGGCTGTAGACACAGCCAATGGCTACATATTCGCAGGTGTGGGGCTAGCGGCTGCCTCTCGTGGCGTCTGGAGAGCTGCTGTTGGAACAGGAACATTCGTAAAGATCTATGCAAGCGCGTCTGATATTTCATCGCTCGCCGTTGATGTCCTGTCACCTGCGTCAGTGTACAGTGGCGACTCAGCTGGTAACTACAGAAAGATGAGCGCGAATGGATATGTGTACTGGTCGCAGGCGCTGACTGGCACCATATCATCAATAGAAATTGCCCACAACGGATACGGATACCTATCGTGTGAATCAGAAAAGAAGGTCTACAAATTCACGCCTGCAACGGGCGTTGAGATCTGGAATTACTCGCCGGGAACAAGCGCACTAGCTTATCGGATAGCCGTAGATTCAAGCGGTAATGTCTATGCAGTTTATAGATACCTTGGAGGGTCGTCTGGAAATTTCATATACAAGATCAGCAAAGACGGAGCATACGTGTGGAAATGGCAGTCCTATGTGAACGTGAAATTCTACGGGATGGCGGTCACTCCTGGACTTGAAGCGGCTGGTATGTAATGGAAGGAACTATAATGGCACGCGAATATGATGGAGAGGAACGACGCGAGAGATGCGCACAAGGCGCGGCGATGGAAGCAGAGGTTGATAATCTGAAGGATTACCAGTCGATACAGAACGGAAACCTAAGGACGATTCGCAATCAACTCTGGGGACTTGTAATGATGATGCTTGCTACACTCGGAGCGGTAGTCTTCTCAATGCTGCAACAGTTAGCTAACAGGGCGTAGCCTGTTTCATCGACGGTTGGTTTGGTGCTGATGATGGATGATGGTATAATCCACGAGCACAAGGAGGAATTGTATGAACGATAAACTCAAAAGTAGAAAGTTTTGGTTTGCACTATGCGGCGCATTATGCACGCTAGGCGCAGGCATCTTCGGAGCGATTGACTGGGCGCAAGCTGTTCCAGTATTGCTCGCATTCCTTGGCAGCTATATCGGTATGGAAGGTCTTGCCGATGCGCTTGGACGCTTGAAAGGTTAGGAGGAAAAACTATGAGGAAACTAATTGCATTACTTGCTGTAGCAGTTCTATCGGTGGCCGCATTTGCTGGGCCAATGGTAAGTCCGTACTTTGAAATCGAAAACGTCGGCATTGACGCAGCTCCTACATTCGAGGCGGGTGCTTTGCTCGAGGCGGCTATTTCAAACGATTGGTCGATGGAGCTTGGTGGATTCTACTTCGACGGCAACATCCTAAATGCTAACAACAAGTTCGATCTCGGATTCGATGCCAACATTAGTTTTGAACAGCGGCTATTTTTTGCCGGTGGTGGCTATCTTGATGCGGGCGCTTCACTGGCGTTTGGATCTGTATCCACATTCAAGACTAACGCATACCCAGAAAGGCTCAAGCTGAAAGAGCGCACGTCTGGATTCATGCTAGAAGGCTTCGTCGGTCCACTGTCTTTGTGGGGTGGCGTTGACTTCCCGTGGGACGGCACTCAATGGCTCGATCTCATTCCGACGCTTGGCATTCGCGTAGAGTTCAACATTCCACTAGCACAACCTGTTAGTCTGTAAACATCGGTAGTCGCTCATCACGACTGCCTCCTTGCGCAGACGTGGGGGAAAGGATCGAGAGCCCGACCCCCGCGCTGCATTCTCGTACTAGGAGGTACGACATGAAACGATCCATCATCGCACTTCTACTCCTTTCGATTGGCTTACTAACCGGATGTTTTCCTACTGTTAGTGATGTCGGCACGCTCGCTCTGTCCGTTCCAGATTCCGCCTATCCACCTTGCGAGGTTACGTTGATCGCTATCGGTGTTGAAGGTGGGCAATACACGTTTACCGTAGAAGGCAAGACGTACACTCAGACGAATAGAACGCTGGTCGTAACCGTCAACGAGCTACCGCTTGAGGTAACGGTCGTTTGGATAGACGGTAGCAACTCACAGACGGCCACTGAAACAATCTGGCTGCGCAATACTGGGCCTGTCCCTGGTCGTCTAGTTCTCAACTTCATCACTAACCTGTGGACGCTACACGCCAAGCAACGATACGTCGTCACCTATCCTCACGCCTACGATCCTGAAGGCGGTCCTATCAAGCTGATTGACGTTACTGTGGAGTGGGGCGCACATGGCAAGCTCGCTGTATTCTGCCCTCCTTACACTGGCGCACAACCGCCGAAGCCTGACGTGTATGATGTCAAGATGCCGACTGGTGCGATGGTCTATAACGCGTTCATGTTCATCCAAGGGTGGCCGGTTCATATCGAGCCTGTATCTGGACTACCATACACGCCGCCATCTCAGAGCAACATTGAGAACTACCCTCACGCAACTGCCACCTGTGGTCCATTCTGGGGCACGGATACTAGGCAAGGGACCGACGTGACCGTTACGTCTACATGGGAAGACGAACAGGGAGCTAAGACGATTGACGTTCAGGACATATATGCCAACCCGTACATCGGGTGCGGCACCGTTCAGTCCGCGTCCGTGGTGCTACCATGATCTGGACATGGCTTGACGGCATTCTGTATCTACTCATTGGCTTTGCACTCTGCCTATTCGCGAGCGTGATGATTACCGGACATATCTAACCTCCCGGGCCGGAGGTTCGCTTTGAGACGGGGCTGCTAACGCGGCCCTTTCTCTTTGCCCTGTCGCTTGACATTCTTCTAGTATTAGTGTAGAGTGAGGTATCAACAAGGGGGCAGCAAAGATGAACAGAGACGCGCATCATACAGAGGACGGCATCGAGTATCTGTCTCACGAGGAACACCGCGAATGGACAGAGGCAGAGATGGACGCAGCGCGTATGAGATTGAAGAGTTGCGTGGAGAACGTACCTTATCCTAGCTCTGCTACGCCTATGGATGATATTGTGATATATTTTTTTTTGCGGATAGAGGAACTTGAACGCTCTGCATTACGAGGCGACTCATGACCCGCACCGACATCCGCACCGAGATATACCACCTTCAGCAGAAGGCAGACGAAGCGCGTGAAGACGGCAACCGTTCGCTGCTATACCGCACGCTGGTCAAGATAGACGAGCTGGCCGCTGGGATGGGCGTTCAGCCGCACGAGTTCGCAGGAGGGTACGAATGAGCGAGACGAAATTCACACCAGGCCCGTGGGAAGTTGATCCAGACACAACGTTCTATGTCTTTATCGGCGGGCACACTCACAAGATATGGGCAATCGTAAGCGAAGATACAGGGGTGGCTATTGTTATTCTTCCAGAGGAAGACATGTCGCCAGAGTCTCTAATCGAAAGGTGTGCTACAGCTAACCTCATCGCAGCTACACCAGATGGATATGCACTGGCTGAAGCTGTCGCTGAACACTTCAAGGATACCGACGCGCCACTAGGTGAACAGGCACGAAGGTTTCTCGCCAAAGCCCGTGGTGACTCATGACAATCGGAGAGCGGATCAAGGCAGCGCGGCGGGCGAAAAGCTGGACGCAACAAGACCTAGCCACAGCGTCAGGGATGACCAGTCAGTCTGTGAGCAACCTAGAGCGCGACTTATACCCACCGAGGAGCAAGACGCTGATGAAGTTCGAGCGTGCGCTTGGCGTGAAGATAGAGGAGGCGTGATGGAAGCGGCATTGATTGAAATCGTTAAAGATCAGAATCTCACACGTAAGGACATCGCTTTCTCATACAGCTTGATGCTGGGAACTGGAATAGCGTGGGAGCGCATCAACGATGCGATTAAGGAGCGATGGAGCCCCAGCGCTCTCAGTTACATCAAGACGTTGGCATGGAAGCTGGCGGAAGAAAGGTTTGCCACAAAACAGCTACAACATGCTAAGGGGGCGTGATGTACACCCCAACGAGGAACAACGTATTCAAGTTCCACCTAGCGAGCGGGCAGCGCGTGTACTTCAACCGCATCTCAGGCTACGGCGTAGAGCATGACGGATCGTATCTCGTAGTCCCGACTGAGAAAGAGGCGCTAGAGATCGCGCAGATTGTATCCGACGACGACGCTGCATTCGCTGAAGAGATCGCGATGGAGCATGTGGCGCAGACTAGTAAGTGGTAAGGAGGCGTGATGAGACGTATCAAAGCAAGAATCCCCACCAAAGAAGAGTATGAGGCAATCGTCCTCGGCATGGGCTGTGACATCGTTGAGACGCGGGAGACATCAGACAGTCTTTCATACGTGATGTATATTGGTGATGAGCTGGTAGAGGTTCCTCATCGGTTCGACTGGCGAGTGCGTGAGCAGGGTGATGCGTGATGGGTTTCAGTTTCGCAACATGCGACAGACGAAGTGCGTTAGGCTTCTTGCAGAGAAGCTATCCAGGCAGAGAGATTGATGACAGCGGATCGACTGCTACGCTGCTTGACCTTGTTGAGAAAGATGTAGTCAGAGTGCAAGACCCATCAATGCACCCGAACACGGCGATCATTCCAGCCAAGAACTGGGATGAAGATCGCAGGGATCAGATCGTCGCAGTATGTCAAGCATTCCACGACGACGTGACAGCGAACGCAAAGGAGCCTGATGCCAATCCAACTGATACCTAGCGTGACATGTTCCCTCTGCGGGAACAGTTGGCGGCGAGATCGCTACATAGAGATGCGTATGACCGAGGGCGCACGGGGCCTTGATGATCTAATGACGGACGTTCCTGTCGGATGGTGCCCGAGTTGCGGCGATGATGGAGATGTGCAAGAGGAGGCAGAATGAGCGACAACCTAGCAACGTGGAATGCGTTATGTAGGCCGCCTGAATCTGCACTGAAGCGGATCGCTGGCGGACGATTGAAGGGCATGACGGACATCAACCCTCAATGGCGATTGCAGATGATGACTGAGCAGTTCGGGACTATCGGGCTTGGGTGGTATTATGAAGTCTGTAACAAGTGGTCAGAGAGCGGTGCAGATAGCGAGCTTCTGTGCTTCGTTGACATCAACGTGTATACAAAGAATGGCGACGAGTGGTCGAAGCCTATCTATGGCCTCGGCGGATCGAAGCTCATCACGAACGAGAAGAGCGGACTATACAACAACGATGAGGGCTACAAGATGGCACTCACCGATGCGCTCAGTGTAGCCATGAAGGAGCTTGGCGTAGCCGCTGACATCTACAAGGGTCTGTGGGATGGATCGAAGTATGTTGATCTGACGCCGCCGCTTGATACATCTAAGATTGAAGCATGGATGAAAGACTGCGAACAAGCGAGCGCCGCATCATACGCAGAGTATGCGAAGTGGTGGCCGAAGTATAAAGGCAAGATCAAGTCTGACTGTGGAGTTGATGGCGCAGCTACCGTATATGACCAGTTCAAGACATACCTCGCACGCCTGAAGGCAGAGGCCAATGAAACAGCATAGCCACGCTCAATACTCAGACGAATGGTGGGCGGCTCGACGTGGGTTGCCTACCGCCTCCCAGTTCAGCCGGATCGTGAAGGGCGACGGTACACGCTCAACGCAACGCACGGCGTATCTCTACGAGTGCGCGGCGGTTCGTATCACCGGCATCTACAAAGAGTCGTTCTCATCAGCGGCGATGGACGAAGGCACAGCGAGAGAAGCTATCTCACGAAAGATCTACGCTATGGAGCGAGAGGCGTTCGTCAGTGAGGTTGGCTTCTGCATAAGCGATTGCGGTCGATACGGTGCAAGTCCTGACGGGCTGATTGAGGGAACTGGTGTGCTAGAGTTGAAGAACCCGTCAGCGCATACGCACGTCGGATACCTCATGAAAGGCAAGCTACCGGCCGCCTACGTTCAACAAGTTTACGGGGAGCTACTTGTTACTGGATGCCATTGGGCGGACTTCATGAGCTACTCGCCAGGTCTACCGCTGTTCATCGTGCGAGTGGAGCGTGACGAAGAGTTCATGGATAAACTAGAGGCTGAGTTGATAGCGTTCAGCGAAGAGCTAGACGAGATCTGCGACAAGATAAAGGAGGCGTGATGCCAATCCGAATAACTACTAGCGTGACGTGTAAGCTCTGCGGGAACAGTTGGGCTAAGGGACTATACGATGAGCTCCGTCCAGTCGATGCTTCGATAGGATACTGTCCATCGTGCGGTGACGACGGCAAGTGCGTTGAGATGGTCGAAGTCCCACGCGACCTACTGGAAGAGATACGCGACTGGCTATCTCAGCCTCAGAGGACAGGCGGTAGCTTTCCGATGGAGACGCATCGCGCTGAGTCAGAGGGCGTTGAGCATTTACTGAGCGGCATAGTTGATGCACTTGGGAGGAATGATGGGTTGTAAAATCTGCGGACGATCAAGTTGTACTAGTAGCTTCCATAGCATCGAAGATCAAGTAGCATTCGATGAGCGACAAACGATGAGTTCAGATGTTAATGAGCTGCGATTTGAGATTCAGTGCCTCCGAGAAACAATGGCAGACATCATAGTAGATACGATTGAGGAGTGCGCGAAGACGTGTGAAAACATGGTGAAGGAAATTGTATGTCCAGAAGAATGCGCTGCTGCCGTCCGAGATCTTAAGGAGGATAGCAATGCCGACTAGCGGAACTCTACGAAAGGTGTGGGACAACGCTGGCCACTGGGGTCTAGTGATTGACGTTGACGAACACGGAGAACACAAGCTGAATTTGTGGGATAAGAAATACGCAGGTGTTGACTCTGAGAATAATCCTGCTATCGCTGACGTTCATAACTGGGAGGGTATGCGGATCACCTACACCGCCAAGGCCGGGAGTCTGAAGAAGGATGTGCCTGGCGAGAGCTGGCCCGCAACCATCGTTGACATCGCGCTAGAATCTGGCGGGCCGGAGAAGTCCGTCCGCGAAATGGCAGCCGAGATCGATGA